AAGGTGGTCAGACCGTGGTTGTTCGACTCGACGCCCATCAATGCGTTGAGGTACCACCGTCCGATCGGGGCGAGGATCTCCGAGCCGAACAGGTCCGGGTCGATCCGTCCGTGCCATGTGGCAACGACCTCTCCGTTGCGTGCGTTGACGACGTGCGCCGACGAGAAGTCCCCGTGTTCGTACCCCTGTGACGGATCGGCACCGATGCAGTAGCGCCCGTCGGCTTCCGGCCATTTCCAGACGGAGAGCGCCCCGCCGAACTCTTCGACGAAGGTCCACCCACGATGCTTCGCCAGATAGCCACGAGCAAGCGGGTCACGTAGCTGCAGCGCACGGAGCATCTCCGTGGAGAACACCGGTCGACCGGATTTGAGGAAAGCATCCTCCGGGTTGTCCGGGTACTCCTGGGCCAGTTGCCATTCCGGGAGATCCTCCTTCTTGCGGTCGTACCACGCCTGGTCCCTGCCGTTCGCCCACCACGGGTGAAACAACGGCATGAACCGGTTCTTGCCCTGCTCGGCGTTGACCCACAAGGTGTGGAACAGGTTGCCTTCACCTTGCGCGGTGGACAGGGCGATGACCCGCCCACCGACGTCCGCGATCGGCTCGATCGAGGCCCACGCCTCGTCGCTGTTGGGCACCGATTCGCCACGGGCCGGGTCGGAGGCTGACGGCAGGGACTCGATGTAGGACTCGTTGGCGTATTCGATCTTGGTCTGCGTCATGTTCGTTGGGGGCCCGCGGTACTTCATCCATTCCGGCAGGAAGCGGTAGGCGTACTTCGCTTTGGCCAGCAGCTTGATGGCGTCACGCTCGGTGCGGCTGAGCATGATGATCACCCGGTCGGGATAGAAGAACGTCAGCCAGAAGGCGTAGACGGAGACCAGCGTAGAGAACCCCAGCTGACGGGCTTTGAGCATCAGGCTGTAGCGGTTGTCGATCCACAGCTTGACCGACTGCCGCTGACTTTCGTACAACTCGAACTTGATCCGTCCCCGCTCGGGGTGCTTGATGTAGCAGAACGTGGCGCAGAAGTAGCTGAATGCTTCGAGCAGCTGGTCAGGGTCGCGAGTCTCCGGCGCACACTTGCGCCACTCTCGCTCGGTGAGCAGATCTTCGAGGGCGAAGTCGTTGTGATCGAGGATGGTCATGGCGTGTACGGCAGGTTTCCGCAGCGGAAGTTGTCCGCCGATGCTGTGGCCCCGTACTGCGCGCCCCACAGTCCCGGTTGCCCGGAAGCAACGGTGGCGTCGGTACCGGTACCGCGCAGCACGTCGTTGATGTACATGCGGATCGTCGAGCCTTCGGCTTCGACTCGGCACTTGAACGTCCCGCTGAGGCCGGTCGTGGAGTAGTTGGCCACCGCCTCGGCGTAGTCGCCGCTGGCGTCGCGGCGGTAGACGTCGATGTTCTGGGTGGAGGCGTCGTAGTTGGCGAAGTAGGCACCGCCGCCTGCCGAACCGAGCCGGACAGCGGGGCCGAGGCTGTTGCCCGAGCTACCGGGCACGCAGACCATGTCGACCTCTGCCCACTGGTCGTTGGCGAACGTCTGGTTGTACTTCATACTGGAACCACCGGCCGCTGAGGCGGTGGCCCTGTTGCTGGCCAGGGCGATGGCTGCATCGACCGTCACCCACGGGGTGCCGAGCGTGCCGCTGTTGGCCCGGTTGAAGTTGTCGGTGTACAGCACGGGCGCTCCGGGTGTCACCGGGCTGCTCGCTGCCGACGGTGTGCCGGTACCGATGGCGTTGACCGCGGCGACACGGAACACGTAGGTCGTGGCTGCGGTCAACCCGGTGACGGTGATCGCCGTCGCGGTCGAAGCGCTGTGGCTGAACGTGGTCCACGAGGTGCCCGGTGGACTGACCGCGTACTGCACGGTGTAGTCGGTGATCGCTGAACCACCGTTGGCTGGTGCGGTCCACGTCAGCGCCACCGACGTCGAGGTGGTCGCCCCGGTGGTCAGCCCGGTGACCTGTGCTGGTGCAGCCGGGGGACCGGTGGTTGTCAGGGTCAGCACGTTCGACCAGCCACCGGTGCCGACACTGTTGACCGCAGCGACGCGCACGTCGTAGGCGGTGGTGGTAGCCAGCCCAGTGATGGTGATGGTTCGTGTCGTCTGCGCCGTGTGGGCAAACGCGGTATACGTCCCTGCCGGTGAGGTGCGGTATTGGATGGTGTAGTCGGTGATCGCTGAGCCGCGGGCGACAGGCTGCGACCAGCGCACAGCAAGCGTTCCTGACCCAGCGGTGAGCAGGATCAGTGTCGGGGCGGTGGGGACCTGCGGCGGCAGCGGGGCACGCCAGATTTCCAGGTTGCCCAATGACAGGCTGCGTACCGCGGTCCCGCCGATCGCCAGCTTCGGCACCACGGTGCCGCCGATCGCGATCTGCCCGGTAGCGAACGCTTCGACCAGCAGCGAGATGTTGCCGACGTAGGGGGGGAACGCCCCGCTCTGACCGATCAGCGAGATGTTCAGCGTGTTGTCGCCTTGGATCAGTTCAGCGGGGTTGACGTGGAAGGCGTAGTTGTAGGCCCCGGCACCTTCCCGATAGTCGGAGCGCTCGTCGTGGGTGGTATGACCGTTCAGCGAGTAGCGCACGTAGTAGGCGTCGGAGTCGGGACTGTCCGGCCACCAGTGCGAAGACAGCACCAGTTGCGCCGACGAGACGTTGGCGGGGACGCTGGGGATGGTCAGCGTCCCGGTCGGGGAACCCCACCCGGTGTTGATCCCTGGCGCAGCGGCGTCTTCACCGACGCCGCTGGTCAGCACCAGCGAGTCGGGCACGGCGTAGGAGTACTGCGGGGGGATGACTGTCCCGTCGAACTCGAAGTAGGAGAAGATCGCGCTGCGGCTATCAGGGAACGGGGCGTACTTGCGGGTGGCGTGGTTGTGCGCCCCGAGGTACAGCCACACCGAGGTCAGCGATGAGTGGATCGTCCACGGCCGGTCGAACCACACGACACCGTTGGCGGTGATCCGCATGTTGCTGCGGGTGAAGGTCATCACCACATCAGCAACAGCGCTCTGGGAGATACCGAAGATGGCGTGCCCTGAGTCAGCTTCTCCGGCTTCGACGTAGTTGTTGTAGGTGAACACCGCCGGGGCCGGGTGCAGGCCACCGATGCCGTCGGACATGTTCGAGTAGTCGAGACGCACGGAGAACCCGTACTGCGGGACCGGCCCGGCACTGTTCTCGCCGGTCATCGACGGGGAAGCCATCGGTTTGTCGGTGGCGTACAGCGTCGACCAGCCGAGCAGCCCGGCGGTGTTGATGTTCGGCACGAAACCGAGCCGGATCGTCCACGGCCCGCTGCCGGTGAGGTCCATCTTCTGAGCGCAGCGCAGGTGGGTGTCGCCGTAGTTCTGTGCCCCGCCACCGACGTACAGCCAGTCGTTGGAGCCGACGAAGATGTCGTATGGCGGCAGGATGCCGGTGCCTGTCGGAGTGGTGTGCGTCCCGGAGACTCCGTCGTAGTGCAGGTCGTCGTTGCTCGACGGCGGCACGTATCCGGCGTTGCCGACCTGCGACATCTGTGACCGCCAGCGAGCGATCGTCCACATCCCCAGCCCGTTGGAGAAGTCTTCGGTGAACGCCGGTGGTGGTGGGTCGGCAACGATCGCGTCGTCTGCGGTCGAGTCGCTGCCGGTTCCGACCGAGTTGATCGCCGCCACCGTGTACCACCAGTGCTGGCTGAGCGTCAGCCCGGTGTCGGAGTAGGCAGCGGTGGTCGAGCCGGTCGTCGGGACGAGAGTGGTGTAGGTCCCCGGAGACCCAGCGACGTCGGGTGCTCGACGGATGCGGAACCCGGTGATCGCCGCCCCGCCGTTGTCGGGGACGTCCCACGTCAGGTTGATCTGGGTGCCGATTCCTCCGGTGGCGACGAGCGCGGTGACTTGCGCCGGGACGGTCGCCGCGCCGCCGACATCTCCGCCTTCGGCATTGACCACGACGGCGCCGTTGGCCGATCCGAAGCCTGCGTACTGGCCGGTCTGCGGGGTGGCCGAGTAGTTGTGGCTGTCGAGCGCCGAGCCGTTGACGTAGACGGTGACGAGGGTGCCGACGACGCGCATCTCGACGGTCGCCGTGCCGGAAGGCAGGGTGACGCCGTGCAGGGCTACCTCGGTACCGCCACCGCTGTAGTACCACAGGTAGCTCCCGGCTTGACGCACCGTGTAGCCGTTGGACAGCGAGTCGGCTGCTGCCGTAGATGCGCAGCGCACCGCCAGAATCCATTCCTGGTTGAGGTCCGGGGAGGTGATCTTGACGTATTGATCACCGGTCGAAGCGGTGGTGGTCCGCACCGAGAACACCTGGGCGAACCCGTAGCCCTCTTTGATCCCTGCCGGGGTGGCGGGCACCCAGGTGTCCCCGGAGTTGCCGTAGTGCGCGTAGTTGCCACCCGAGTTGATGTTGACGAAGGTGGAGTCGGACCAGACGGCCATCGGCTACGGCTGGATCGCGTAGAGGACGGTGGACACCTTGGTGCCGATCGCGTCGTACTGTGCCTGGGTACCGATCCACACCCCGGTGAGGCCGTTGAGCGCGGCGGGCACGTCGGCATCGGTGATCGCCGTGTTGAACTGTGCCAGCGTGCCCGACACGGTGTTCGAGCCGAGGGCGATCGTCTTGTTGGTCAGCCCCTGGGTGGCGTTGGCAGCGATCAGGATGTCGGTCCCGTTGGGCAGCACGAGCGTGCCGCTGGCCGCAGCCTGAGCCTGGAGCCGTACCGAGCCACTGCTCTGTCCGGTGATCGCCAGTTTGAGGTCGTTGCCCGGGACGCCGAAGGTTTTGACTCCGGTGACCGTCTCGGTGAGCGCCGCTGGGGCCGACCACGTCCCGTCGGCACACAGGAACTTGGTGGGTCCGCCAGCGCTGGAGCCGGGCGCCAGCCCGGGGGCGGTGGTGGTGGTCGAGAACAGGGTCGAGGACTGCGCCGAGGACAGCGACTGGAGGGCGACCTTGCCGCCAGGGATGACGCCCAACGAGGACACCGAGGTGACATTGATCTCCCAGTAGGTGCCTTTGTCGATCGAGTCGGAGGTGACGCTGAACAGGGCGTAGCGGGACGCCGAGGTGTAGTCCTGGATGTACACCTGGAACCCGGCCTTGATCCGCCCGAGCCCGACGGCGACGTCGAGCCCGTCGGTGGTGGTCTCCGAGATCCACAGCTTGGTCGAGTTGGCGAACGTGGCGTTGTTGCCACGCAGCTGGCTGCCGGTGATCGACTCCAGCGTCGAGGTGTTGTAGGTGAACGGGAACACGTTGCCCACCCCGCTGACGCTCGCCGGAGGCTGCGACCAGGTGCCATCGTCTTTCAGGAATCGACCAGTGGATGCCGTCGGGTTGGGTACCGCCCCGCGTGTGGTGGTGGTGAAGTCACTGATCCCCAACGTCAGCGGGGCACCGAGGGTGCCACTGCCGCTCAGCGGGGCGACCATCGTGACGGTGGTGCTCTTGTCCGCCTTGTTACCGAGGTCTGCGATCAGCCCGGCGACATCGGCTTCGGTGATCGCCAGCACCGTCTTGACCTGAGCGGCGCTCAGATCGGCGGGTGCACCTCCGGTCACGGAGCCCTTGACGGTGTTGGCAGCCATGTTCGCCAACTTCGGGTTGGTCACCGCCGCGGCGGCGATCTCGTTGGTGCCGACTGCCCCGGCAATGATGTTCCACACCGTGCCGGTACCGGTGACGACGATGTCGGTGTAGCTGCCGTCAGCCACCGCCCCGCCGCCGCCTCCGCTGCCGGTCGAGGCGATGGTGATCGTGTCCCCGGCATCGTTGGGGGTGATCGTCACGTTGGCCCCAGCAACGAGCGCGGTACCGATCACGTCGCGGACCTGCTCGTCGGTGTAGGTGGCACTGAATGTTTGCCATCCCATCCCGGAAACCTGTGCCGAATCGGCGGTCAGCACTTGGCCGTCGGTCCCCGCGCCGAGCCGGTTCCACGAGGCGGTCTGGCCGACGATGAGGTCACCTTTGACCCGGGTGATCCCACCGATGGCGGTCAGGTCTGCGTCATGGGCTTCGACGTCAGTGCCGATGGCGACCCCCAGGTTGATCCGCGAGGTTGTCTTGTTGACCAGATCGGAGAGGTTGTTGGCGGCGAGCATGTCGCCGGTGCCGCCGCCTCCACCTCCGCCCCCACCGGTGAGGTACGGCAGCGTGGTCCACGCTCCATCCCCGGTACCAACCTTCATCTTGTTGGTGTCGGTCTCGATCCCTGCTTCCCCGGCAGCGAGCGTCGGGTTGGCCGCAGTCCAGTTGGCTGCGGTGTCGTGGCGCAGCTGCAGCCGGGTGATGACGGGCATGACGTACTCCTATGCGTTAGGCAAGAGTGGAGAAGGAGGCGTTCGTTGCGACAGTGACGACGCTGCCGATCAGTTCAACCTCGCCAGTCGACAGGATGTAGAGCATCGCGTGCACCCAGAAGGAACTGGCGACACCGGCACTGGAGATGACCAACTCCTTCGGTGGGCGGTATCCAACCGGCAGGGTGAACATTGGCACGAACTGCGTGCTGCCGTTCGCCCTCCCCCTGATGAAGACGTTGTCTCCCACTTTGCGGTATTGAACGGGTGAACTGGAATCAGAAGTGAAGCCGTTCTGGAAGGTGACGTTGATCCACGGTGCAGCAGCAGCTGCGGCTGCTGCGGCAGCTTCTTCTTCCAGTTGAGCGATCCTGCGCTGCAGGTCGAACAACGCTCGCCGCTCGGGAGCGCGGGTCGCCGGTTGGAAGCCGTTAGGCGTCATCGAGGGCACGGTCAGCCAGTTCTTTCGCGGCGCGTTCCCCGAGGATGGCGATCAACTCTTCGTCCGTCAGTTCTTTCGGGCTGCGGTTGACGGTGACCGCCACCTGCTTCGGTTTGACCGCGTCGATCGCTTCGAGGTACGCCCGTGCGGCGGGGACCTGCCGGGGATCGGTGCGGTCGGTGGCGGTGTTGTACAACTCTTCGATCACCGCCTGGGCTTTCTCCGGCGAGCCGACGGTCTTGCGATACAGCTTCTCCCAGGCGATGAGGAAGTCGCTGTTGTTCTTCCATGCAGCGAGTTGCTGGTGGCTGGTGCCGAGCACCCCGGCGAGTTCCATCTGGGTGGCCGGGGTGCGTTCGGCGGGGACGGTGCACAGCCAGTTGAGGAAGTGCTCGACCCGCCAGTCGTTGAGGTTCACGGGGGCAACCTTGATCGCCATGAGGTTTCAGTATGCCTCCTGGCTACACGTGTAGCCAGCGTCTGAGGTTACCCACAGGTAACTTAATGAATCACTTGTATTCACCATTCATGGGTGCTACCATGAAGCCATGCCTCTCAACCGAACCCCGCTGATGATCAAGCGGGACCCCCGACAGGAGCCCACCCAGCTGTCGTTCCGACTGCCGATCGCCTACCGCGAGCAGTTGGAACTGGAAGCGCAGGCGTTCGGGCTGTCGATGCCCAAGTTCATCCTCGAAGTGCTGATGCAGGCGATCCCCCCGAAGTGAGGGTCGTCGGGATCGACCCCGGCGTCACCGGGGGACTCGCTGTCCTCGACGGGGGTCTGCTGATCGCCACCTGCCGGATGCCGGTGGCGGACAGCAGATGCTCCGGTTCGATCCTCTCCGACCTGCTGACCGGCTTCCAGCCCGACGTCGTCGTGGTCGAAAAGACCCAGCCGATGCCGAAGAACGGCTCGATCGCCTCCTACTCATTGGGGCTGAACACCGGGATCATCTTCGGTGTCGTGGAAACCCTGCGACACCCCCTGGTCAAGATCAGACCCGTCGACTGGAAGCGAGCCAACGGTCTGATCGGCAAGGACAAGAACGCCAGCCGTGCGCTGGCGATGGAGTTGTGGCCGGATCAGCGGGAGCAGTTCCGCCTGGCCAAGGACGACGGCAAGGCTGAGGCTGCGCTGATCGCCAGAGCACACGTCTACCTGTGGATCAAGGAGCAACATGCCGCCAGCACCTGATTGCGTTGAAGTCCCCCCCGACCGTCGCACCTGCAAGGGTGGGTACGGCCGGGGCAGTTGGAAGGGTCAACCATGGCTCGACCACCGCCGAGCCTGGGTGGAGGCCAACGGTCCCATCCCCGAAGGGATGTTCGTCCTGCACCGCTGCGACAACCCGCCGTGCATCAACCCCGACCACCTGTTCCTCGGAACCCATGCAGACAACATGCGAGACATGGTGTCCAAGGAGCGGGGGCACAACCCGAACGTCAAGCTGAACGCCATCGACGTCAGCCGCATCCGCCAGCTGTACGCAACGGGGCGGATGCAGGGATCGCTGGCCTTGGAGTTCGGTGTCACACAGTCCGCCATCAGCAGGGTCGTCAACGGCCTGCGTCACCCGGAGGAATAACCGTGCCCCCTGCACTGTCAGCCAATAGCTGGATCGCCACCTTGCGTGGCTACCGGGAGTCCCCCGATGACGTGGTCGCCACGTTCAGCCGGATGCTCACCGATCTCATCTCGATCAGCAAACCCGACGACGATCGGGTGGCCCAGATCCTCGACTTCTACGCCCTGCAACTGCTCTCCCAAGGGGGCCTCGATGGACGAGATTGATCTCAGCGAGATCGACGACTTCCCCCAGGGGCCGCTCGACTACCGCCGGGCCAACGGAGCACCGATGGTCTCCGACCCGGAGAACCCGGAGAAATGGCTGCGCTACTCGCGGCCCTCGGGATACGCCGAATGCCTCGACGACAAGGAGGCCCTCGTCTACTGGCGGATCTGGACGGCGATGGTCGGCACCGCCCGCAGCCAGGCATTGCAGACCAAGATCAACGCCTGCAAGGACGAAGACAAAGAGACGAAGAAGGTCCTGCGCGACGAGGCGATGGACAAGGGGACGGCCAACGAACGGGCCGACATGGGCACCGGTTTGCATGCCATGACCGCCCGCTTCGAAGATGTCCACGACACCGACTTCGATCCCCCGGAGCAGTACCGCGAAGATCTCGACGCCTACTGGTGGATGCTGCAGGCGTACGGGCTGGTCTCGGAGATGGTCGAGGTGCCGATCGTCAACGACGACTTCCGCGCGGCAGGGACAGCGGACCGGGTCTACCGCCT